GACCTTATGGGGAATCCCTGACTCGGTTTGTGAGACGGCGGGCCCCACCGCCGTAAACGGATCGATCGCCATCTGCAGCCGATACTGGCCGCCGCGGCGCCACCAGCGCAGCGACGGGTCGACCTCGTCGACTTCCGTGCGGCCCGGCAGCCGGGTCTCGCGAAACATGGCGATCGGCGTGTAGCCGGGCGCGCGCGAGGGCGAGCCGAGCGGCAGCACTTGCTCGTCGAGCAGGGCGTCGATCCGCGCGCCGGCGCCCTTGATGTTGCCGTGCGTCGTGCTGAGCATCCGCGCTTCGACGAGATAGAGCACGTCTTCGATCGCCCGGCCGCCAAACACCGCCTCGTCGACCGCATCGACGACCGAGACGATGACGAACTGCGTCGCGCCGGGTGGCGCCTCGTCGATGTAGATGCCGTTCGGGCAGAGCGCCAGCAGCGCCGCGTCGGAGGCGAGATAGGCGACGAGCGCGTTGTCGATGTCCGACGAATCGCGGGGCGCGCGGCTCATGGTGTCCCGCTCACGATCAGGCCTTCGCGGCGCAGCAGCTCCGCGAGCGTGTCCCACATATGGCGCCGCCACTTCTGGTAGCGCGGCTCGAACACGTGCCCGGGCGGCATCGATCCACGATTGGCGCCGATCGCGGTATGCCGCACTTGCGACCCGTTCTCGAAATACCGCGCCTCTTTCGACGTGTTGCGCAGGACGACGACGACCCCGGCGGCGCTCGCGATGGGCGTCGTGACCTCGACGTGGTCGCGCAAGTTCCCGGTGCGCCGCGGATAGGCCGCGACGATCTCGGTCTTCGCGCTCTCGGCCGCCGCCTGCACTAGGCCCGTCGCCTCGCCGACCAGCGTCGCCGGCAAGGCCCGCAGCGCGGCGCGCAGCTCCTCGAGCCCCTCAAACCGCACGCGGGCGCTCATAGCGCGACCTCGGTGACGAGTAGGACGGTCTCGACGCCGGCCCCTTCGGTATCGTTGACGTCGAGCACGGTCCCGGTGTGCACGATGCCGGCGCGATCGGTCCACTGGATGCGGGTGGGCAGCAGCGACGAGATCTGCGGATGAAAACGGCCGCTGAAGATATAGGTCGCGTGCGAGAGCACGGTCGACGCGAAGTGCTTCTCGGACTGCTGCACGCTCGCCTTCTCGATCGCGCAGCGCCAGGTCGGCGGATCGAGCGGCGCGTAGGTCTGCGTATAGCTCCCATCGCCGTCCATCACCGGCGGCCCCGGGTTTGACAGCGTCGCGAGCTGGCGCAGGGCGCCGATCTCGATCGCTACCATCGGGCCCCTCCGGCCAGGCTGTCGGCAAAGCCCTCGGGCCAGTGCATCTCGCGCAGCAGCTGCGACGGATAGGCCGAGTACTTGAAGCCGTCCATCATCATCTGCACGCCGTAGGGGAGCTCGAGCACGGCGCCGCGGCGGGCCTCGTGCACGGCGGCGCGGAACGTGTCGAAGTGCGCGACGAGGTAGCAGAGCACGCCGCGCACCAGCGGCGGGATCGCCGTCATCGATGCGCCGTAGCCGCAGGTATACGAAATGCGCACGGCCGCCGTCTGGGCCTGCGCCCGCGGCCAGCTCGCCCCGTAGAGCGGCTCGACAAACCCCCGCCTCGCGTAGTCGCCGACCGGCGCCGTCCACGCGAAGAGCGGCGCGGCCGGTGAGCCGCCGAGGCTCGAGTGCCAGGCGCCGGTCGTGGCGTCGACGTAGCGCACGTCGAGCACCTTCTGCAGCGGCGGCCGCGGCAGTTCGATCCGGGCGCGCATCCCGCTCGCCCCGACAAACGGGAACGCATCGAGCCAGGCTTCCCGCGTCGCGGTGAGCAGCTGCCGCCCGGTCTGCTCTTCGAAGTAGGAGGCCGCGGCGTTGATGTAGACCGTCGTCAGCACGTCGTCGACGCTGCCGAGGGCGCGGATGTGCTGCTTGGCGTAGTCGAGCGTCAACGCCGAGACCGGCGGCGAGCCGGCCGCAACGGTGCTCACGAGCGAGTCGGTGATGCGGAGCTCGGTCTGCCTCATGCCGCGCTCCGCTTCGTGCCGTAGACCAGCCGCATCCCGAGCGGCGCCGTGTTCGGCGTGGCGAACCGCTCGAAGGTCTGCCCGTGCGCGCGCTCGAAGGCGTCCCAGGCCTCGGCGACGCCGGGGCTGTCCGGGTTGTCGTAGTCGTCGCCGGCGACCAGGCCGCCGTCCCGCACGTGCGGCCACCACGCCGCCAGGTCGGCGGCGCAGCCCTCGCGCGAATGGTCGGCATCGATGTAGAGGTAATCGATCCAGGCGTCCCGCCACGCCGCCGCGGCCTCGGCCGTCGTGGCCACGATGAGGCGCACCCAGGGCGCGACGCCGGCGGCCTGGAGGTTCGCGGCGCACACGGCGAGCACGCCCACCTCGCCGGAAAAGACCGGGTTCCAGCTGTCGACGCAGACCAGGTGCCCGCCCCATGTCCGCAGGAGCCGCGTCAGCCCGATCGCCGAGGCCCCCTTGTGCGTCCCGAGCTCGACGCAGACTCGCGGCCGGTGCGCCTCGACCAGGGCGAGAATCTTCTCGCCGTGATGAAACCAGCCGGCCGGGAGGTCCTGCAGCTCAGGACGCATGGAGGACTCCCGCGGTGAGCTGCGCGAGGCGGTCGTCACGCACCGCCCCGTAGGTCTGCGCGTCGCCGTCCACCTCCGCCCAGGCGCGATACTGCCCGGTGTCGATGCGGGGCCGCTGGATCTTGATGAGCGCCTCGGCGCGGCTCTTCGTCACGTAGTGATTCACGAGCAGCCCGGTGTCGTCGACGCGGGCGCCGTCCCCACCGGCGAGCGCGAGATGATGTGGATCGCGGAAGCCGCGCACCCGGGCCGGCCGCGCGATCGACTTGCCGCCGTGCGCGTAGGCGTGATGCGGATGGTCGTCGGCGGCGCGGTCGCGGAAGGCCTGCACGACGGGCCCGGGCGGGCGGGTGAGATGGCCGCCGTAGCCGAACATCCGCCACGGCGCCCAGACCGCGTCCACGGCCGGCGGTTGCGCCGCGACGACGTCGAGCACGCGCCGGCCGTCTGGGTGGTAGCAGAACTCGTCGACGTCGAGAAACGCCAGCCAGTCCGCCGGGCAGCGGCTGCGCGCGTCCTCGTAGGCGGCGAGCTGCACGCCGCGGCCCGGCCAGGGCAGCACGCGGACGTCGGCGACGTCAGCGGCGTCGTACGCCTCGAGGCCGCCATCGGTCGACTCGTTGTCGTAGAGCCAGAATTGCGTCACGCCCTGGGCGCGGTAGTGCGCGAGCCACTCCGCGAGGTAGAGGCCCTCGTCGCGAACGATCGCGCAGACGTGCAGCGTCGTCATCGGAGCGCCTCGAGGTGCTCCGGGTAGGCGGCGAGTCGGAAGATAAACGACGCCGTATCGATGTGCTGCCAGCGCACGCCGGTGAGCAGCAGCAGGTGAATCACCCGCCAGTCCCACGCGAATTCGTGAAACGGGAACCCGATCGGGAAGGCGGCGCGCAGGACCGCCGTGCGAAAGAGCGGCTGGCCGAGATCGATCTGCGACCCGGCCGGCGGCGCCATGCGGAGCTCGCGAAAGGCGGCGTACTGGCAGGAGGCGTAGACGAACCCGAGGGTGGGGTCGGCGTCGAGCGCGGCGACCAGCGGCGTGAAGTGGTCCGGCAGATAGGCGTTGTCGTCGGAGAGAAAGCAGACGAACTCGCCGGCCGCGGCGCGCAAGCCATCCGCGGCCGGACTCATGCCCCAGTCGTTCGCGCGGGTGGTCCGGCGCAGATGCCGCACGCGCGGATCGGCCTGCGCGGCGATCAGGCCGTCGATGGCGTCCTCGAGCGCCTGGCCCGGCGCATCGGAAACGACGAGCTGCTCGTGATCGGCGCACGCGCTCTGCGTGGTCGCCCGCAGACACCGCGCGAGGCAGTCCATCCGGTCATAGACCGTGGTGACGATGGTGACGCGCGGCGTCATGCGGCCACCTGCGCGCCCACGACCGCGAGCACGGTCTGCAGGCGCGCCGCGTAGGTGTCGCCGGCGAGCGCTGCGGCACAGCGGCCCCGGAGGCGCTCGACCTCCTCAGCCGCCGCCGGCGCGAGCAGATCCGCGACGATCGCCACCGCCTCGTCGGCGTGCGTGAACGTCGGCAGCTGCGGCACGCGCGCGTACAGCTCGGGGCGCGGTTCGCTGACGACCAGGGCGCCGCACGCGAGCGCCTCGTAGATGCGCGGGTTCATCGCCGTCGCCGGGATCGCCTCGCGGTTGAAATGGTGCCGATCGCGGAAGACGTTGACGACGACGCGCGTGCTCTGGTAGTAGCGCGCCGTCTCGCGCGCGATGACGCCGGCACTCACGCAGCGCCGGGCCACGTCGGGGTCATCCCACGCGCCACCGACGACGTAGTCGAGCTGTCCGGCGCGCGCGAGGGCGCCGAGCACGTGGTCGCGAGCCGGATTGCCGCCGCCGATGAAGCCGACGCGGAACGGACGGGGATGGGCCGCGCCCACGTGGACGTGCGGGTCGTAGCAGACCGGCAGCAGCGCGGCCCGCGGGTGCCGGGCCAGGGACGCGATGTCGTTCACGAACACGTAATCGAAGCGCGAGGAAAACGTCGCGGTGTCGTCGACTTCATACGGTTCGTCGAGCAGCCAGACGGCGCGCGGCACACCGAAGCCCTTCAGGTTCGGGAACCGCTGCGCGAAGCGGCGGCCGTGGACGACCAGGATCAGGTCGGGCGCGAACGTCTCGATCTGGAACCCGAGATCGGGCGCCGCCCAGTCGGCATGGGCATACGCGAGGCCGAGATCCGCGGCGGCGTGCGCCAGGCCCTCGGTGAACACATCGCCGCACGAGAGAAACTGGTAGTCGACCCCGAAGACGCGCGTCATGCGACCCGCTCCGTCGCCTCGGCGAGCGCGTCCTCGAGCGCCACGCAGGGGAACGCCGTCAGCGCCGTCCGCCGCGAACAGTTGAGCACCTCGACGCCGATCGCCGCGAGCGGCGCCACGAGCGTCTCGAAGGCCGCCCGCATCTCGGCATACGGCGACGGCACCAGGCTCGGGTGGTCGCCGAACCAATGCGTCAGCGCCCCATCGGGCCCCAGGTCGTAGCCGAGCAGGAGCACCCGCGCCGCGCCGAGATGCACGGCGAGGTTGACCGCCTGGTAGCCGCTATTGTGGCCGGCGCGCAGGCCCGTCGGCGCGAGCTCGAGGCCGGTCCAGCCGGTGTTCTCGAGCACCACGATGTCGGGCCAGGTAATCGGAATCGACGCCGCGAGGGCGTAGCGCGGGCCGGTAAACGACGGCACGCCGGCGTGCCACGTCCACCACTGCTGATCGCAGGCGTAGAGCACGTCGGCCCACGGCGCGAGCCGGTAGGCGTCGTTGATGGCGATCGTGTGCAGCCCGGCCGCGTGCACCGCGTCGACGTCGGCCGGCGTCAGGCTCGGGCCGCCGCCGAGGCAGACGATCGTCGCGCCGGGCCACCGGCGCGGGACAGACGGGGTCACGCGTAGGTCCTTCCGGGCGGCCCCGGCTCACCCGCCGGCCCGCGCGGACCGGCCGGCCCGGCCTTCCCCTCGGCCCCCTGGCGGCCCGCCTTGACGGCCAGGCGCCAGGCCCCGGAGCCGTCGCCCGGGCGCTCCTGCGCCCCGTGGGTGGCGCGTTGGGCAATCCAGAACGACCCCGCGTGCGTCACGCCGGCGCCGCGGGCGTAGCTCTGGTCGGCCTTGAAGACGCCCTCGTCGAGCGGCACGGCGAAGGTGAGCTCGCTGCCCAGCACGGGCGTCCCGTCGGCGCGGACGAGGCGGATGGTGCGCTCGTCGAGCGACTCGACGCGGAGCGCCTCGAGCGTGCCGTCGCGCCCGGGCACGCCGTTGGACCCGTTCACGCCTGGCTCACCCCGGGCGCCTGGCGCGCCATCGCGGCCGGCCACGCCCGGCTGCCCATCGCGTCCCGGTGTGCCCTCGGGACCGGCGGGACCGGGCGGCCCGTCCGCGCCGCGCTCGCCAGGCGGCCCGGGAGGCCCCGGGACGAGGCTGCGCGCTTCGAGGACGGTCAGCCGCTCGCAGAGCGGCGCCGTCGCGCTGCGCACCGCGACGCTAATCACGTTCGCGAGCCGCTCGCTCTCGGTCATG